CCTGCACCTCGGCGGCCGCGTGGCCGTCCGCTACGAACAGGTCGACATCACGAGTGTCGGGGTGGGCACCCACTCGATGGAGCGCGCAGAGACCGCCGAGGCGATGTTCCACGCCCAGCGCATCAACGACCCGCGAACGATCGCCGCGGCGACCGACGTGGACAACCTGGCCTGACGGCCGAGGAGACCCCCAGCATGAACATCCAACAAGCCCTACTGGCCCTTGACCCGAAGAACGACCAGCACTGGACCGACGCAGGTCTGCCGCGACTGTCGGAGCTCAAGCGCCTCACCGGCAACGACGCACTGACGCGCGCGGACGTCAACGACGTCGACAGCGAGTTCCACCGCGACATGGTTGGCGTGGTCCACGAGGTCCTCGACGACATCTTCGGCGAGACCTCGGACGATTCCGCCGAGGACCAACCCGAGCCAGCTGTGGAGCGGCAGGAGTCCGTGCTGGGGCTGCCCCTGCCGCAGATCCTCGGTGACCCCGAGGTGGCGCGTCAGGCCCTCCAGGAGCTCAATGGGCTCCAGCTCGAGGCGGCCAACCGACTGAAGGCCGTGCAGGATGAGCAGGCCCAGCTGGCGGCTCAGGTTGCCGTAGTCGAGCGCGCGGTGGAGCGCCACCGCCGGGCCATGGGCACCTCGGAGGACTCCTCGGGGGTCCGTGCGTACCTCGAGCGGCAGCGCCAGGTGCGCGAGGAGCGGGCGACCCGGCGGAAGGCGTTCATCGAGTCGGGCGTGACTGCCGGCGAGGTGGCCGCCGAGCTGCGCGGCCAGGCCCCGATCGACGCTGCGATGAACGCACGTGGCAACAGTCGGGGCACGTCGCGGCCCAAGATGGGGGTGACGCGCTGATGTTCGGCTCCCTGGGATCGCCGCGCCGGGTTCGGGCCAGGCTGCACGCTGCACTGTTCCACGCGAGGGAGCAGCGCCGCGGGCGGCTCCTGGCCCCGCCGGCGTCGACCCAGGGGGACGTCGATCACGCTGAAAACAGCCCCTTCAGCCTGACCCTCGAGGACGGCAGCGGTGACTGGGTCACGACAGTGCAGATCTCGCCCGAGCTGCCTCAGCTCAGCTTCGACGGTGCGGACCTGGCGGGCACCCTGCCGTCGGTATCGGAACCCACGGACCACGTCGTGAGCGTCCGTCGCCGCAACGGCTACGGAGTCAGCTACGCGACCTTCACCCTTACCATCCTGAACACGGAGCAGGGCGGACGCTGATGGCTGCCACCTTTGAGGTCGAGGACGGTACGGGAAAGGCCGACGCCAACGCCTACGTGGCGGTGCCCACGGTGACGCAGTACGCGGAGGACTACCTGGCGGACGCCTCGGTGTGGACGGGTTTGGCGTGGGGCGTGCAGGAGCGCCACATCCGGGTCGCGACGCGCTACCTAGACGCGACCCTGTGCAACCGCTGGAAGGGCTCGCGGGCGAGCCAGTCGCAGGCTCTGGACTGGCCTCGCAAGGGCGTGGTGGACCGCAGCGGGTTCCAGCTGGATTCGGACGCCCTGCCGGCCGCGCTCAAGCAGGCCTGCTGCCAGTTCGTGATCGAGGCCCTGAGCAACGACCTGCTGCCGAACCTGGACAGCGCCGGCCGAATCACCCGCAAGCGGGAAAAGCTGGGCGACCTCGAGCAGGAGATCCAGTACGAGGGCGGGTTCGACGAGGGGAAGGTCTACCAGCTGGCCGTGGCCCTCCTGGATGAGCTCCTCGTGCCTCGCGGGCGGGCGGTGAGGGCCTGATGGGAATCCTGGACAGCACCTTCCGCAGCCTGGCAACGAGCCTGGTCGGGCGCTTTCGCGACACCTCGAGCACCCTGACGAGGATCTCCGAGGGGGCCGGCTACAACCCGGCCACGGGCAGCTCGAGCAGCTCGAGCACCAGCGCCTCGATCAAGCGCTCGCCGGCGATGCCGTTCAAGACCTCCCAGATGCAGGACGAGGAGGTGCTCGAGGGCGATCTGTACTGCTACGTAGACGCGGCCAGCTGCGAGTCGGCGGGCGTCTCGCCCGTTCCCGGTGACGGCTACCGGGTCGAGCTCGACGGCTTCCGAGTCATCTCGGCCACGGCGCTCGAGTCGGGCGACCAGAACGCGGCCTACCTGCTACACCTGCGGGAGGCGTGACGTGAGCCTGCGCAGTGAAATCGAGCTCTTCGGCCAGGCCGTCGAGGCCCGCGGCAACACGCTGGCCAGGAAGGTGGCCCTGACCGCGCTCCAGGGCGTTGTCTTTCGGTCGCCGGTGGACACCGGCCACTTCCGGCGCAACTGGCGGGTGTCGCAGGGCAGAGCGGAGCTCGACGTCCGGGGCAAGCGTGGCGACGGGGCGGCCGAGGGGCCGGGTGAGACGCTCTCTCGCGGCCAGGCCAAGCTCCAGGATGCGGGCTGGAACGATTCGATCCACGTGAGCAACCACGTGGAATACGCGGCGTACCTCGAGGCGGGGAGCTCGCCGCAGGCTCCGCCGAACGGGATCGTGGGCCTGACCATGGACGAGGTCCGGGCGCGCTTTGCCGGCCTGGTCAAAGAGGTGCGAGGTGGCCGGTGACGCACTACGACCGCAGCGCCTTTCGGTACGCGGCCCGCGGCGTCCTGGCTGCGGTGTCGGGGTATCCCGGGCACGACTTCCTCGAGTGGGAGGGCCGCGCCTGGACGCGCGACGGAGACCCCACCAACGGGCTGTTCGTGCGCGAGCTGCTGCTGCCGGTGTCCGAGGAGAACTCCAGCTCGGGCTACATCATCGCGCGCGGCCGAGCGAACTACGACGTCTTCCTGGCGCGTGGCGCACTTATCGAGCCGGCGGAAACGCTGGCCAAGAACATCGCGGAGGCCTTTGCCGGCGGTCAGTCGATCGCGGCCTCGGGCTTCTCGATCGTTGTGAACCGATCCGAACGTGGCGAGCTGCGACCCAGCCCGTCGCCGGAGTGGTCGTTCATTCCCACCTCTTTCTCCTGGTACGTCTACACGGCGAAGTGACCCTGGCAGGCTGAATCATGGCTCTTGCATCTGGAAACACGACCAACCTGATCTACTGGCGGGAGCGCGTTCCTGGCGTGCAGCCTGCCGCTCTTGCGACTGCGACGACTGGGCTCGGCTGGGCTGAGGGCGACGACGCCAACAGCTTCAAGGTGACCCGGGCCTCTGGCGACTTCACTACGGACGGCTTCGTCGAGGGGCAGATCGTGCGTCTCGCGGGCTTCACGACGACTGGCGGCACTTCGCCGGTCTCGCCGACCACGGGTGCGTACCGCATCCGCTCGGTCGCCGCGACCACTGTGGTCATCGAAGACACGGCCAGTGCCACCGCTCTGAACGGGGGCACCTCGGGCAGTGCCGGCACGATGCAGATCCAGGCGATGACCCTGCGCTCGACGTCGATGAACGTCAACCTCGAGCGCAACCTCCTGGAGTCCGGGGAGATCAGCTCCTCGGGTATGCAGAAGGACGTCCGCCACGGCTTCAACCAGATCACGGGCTCGCTGGGCTTCGAGCTTTCCCGTGGTGCCTTCGACGACTGGATGGAGGCGGCACTCCGTGGCCGGTTCACCACGATCTACGGGGTCAAGGACGCCAGCGAAACCGTCGACGCGGCGGCTGGCTCTGCGGCCGGCACCTCGAAGTTCACCCGCAGCGGCGGCAGCTGGCTTGCCAACGGCTTCCGGGTGGGGGACATCGTCAGCGTCGGCGCGCCCTTCGACTCGGACAGCCAGGGGCAGTACCGAGTCCTCGCTCTGACCGCCACCGTGATGACCGTCGCGGACTCTGCCGGCTCGGTCGTGCCCGAGTCCAGCATCGACGGCGTCGAGTCCATCAACGTGGTCGGGCGTCGACTTGACGCCGGAACCACGAAGATCACCTTCGGCATGGAGCGTCAGTTCACCGACATCCAGCAGTATCAACTGTTCGCGGGGGTGTCGGCTGCGAACTTCCAGATCAGCCTGGATCCCGAGCAGATGGCGACCGCCACGGTGGACGTCATCGGCCTGAGCGGTGGTGAGCTTTCGGGCACCAGCGTCGTCACTGGCAACGTCCTGGCTGCGCGTGCTGCCGCTTCCAACTCGCCCTTCGCCTGGCAGGACGGTGCCGTGTACGAGGGCAAGGTCAGCAACGCCGTGGTGACCGGCGGCAGCGTGACGGTCAACCCGCAGCGCTCGCTCGAGGCCGTTGTGGGCAGCCGCTACTCGCCCGACATCTTCGAGGGCACGATGCAGGTGGAGGCCCAGATCGACGCCTTCCTGGAGACCGGGGCCAGCCTGTTCGGCAAGTTCTACGACGAGACCGAGAGCTCGCTCTGGATCGAGACCCGCGATCCCCAGGTCGCCACCGGCTTCATGTCGATCGTCGTTCCGCGCACCAAGTACACCGGTGCGCAGCTCGACCCCCAGCAGGAGGGCCCCATCACCCAGAACCTGCCCTTCCGCGGGCTGGAGAAGGCGGTGGACCTCGCGGCCGGCGGCACCGGCTACACCTCGATCGTCATCCAGGTGTCGAACAACGCCGACGAGTTCTGATCTGACCTCTGATCCATACCCCAGCATGGACCTCACTGACTTTGACGTGAAGCGGCGCGCGGAGGAGGGCTCCTGGCTCCACCTCCGCGAGCCGATCAACAACGAGCTGCTGTTTGCCGACGATGGCGACGAGTACGGGGACTCCGGGGAGCGCCGGCCCATGCGGCTGAAGCTCCTCGGGGCCGACTCCGACACGCTTCAGAAGTACGGCAGGGGCCTGCTCGATGAGCAGCGCCGCCAGGCCGCGACTGAGGGGAAGGCCTTCCGCAGCTCGAGCGAGGTCGAGGAAGACCTGATCTCGCTGCTCGTGGCCGCGACTGTCGACTGCGAGAACATCCTGGTCGACGGCGAGGAGATCGAGCCGACCCGGCGCGAGCTCGAGGCCCTGTACGAGCGATTCCCGTGGATCGCCGAGCAGGCCATGCGGCGCGTCCGTGATCGCGCGGCGTACCTAAAAAACTGACGGACGGGCTGGTGGCGTGGGCTCGCAAGCAGTTCGAGCTCGCCGCGCCATCAGCCCGCGGCAAGTCCAACCTGGCGGCGCACATCCGCCAGCTGGCCAAGTCGGGCAGGGCACCAGAATGGGCAAAGGAACTCAGCGCGCAGACCGTCACAGAACCCCCGGGGCTCTTGCCTCAGTGGGGAATCTACTGCGCTCTGAGTCGCCGTCGCCGCAGTGGGATGAACGGCCCGGAGCCTCTGACGGATCTGGACCTGCTGGCCTGGGAGCGAGGCTATTCCGTCTCGCTGGCCGTGTGGGAGCGCGAGCTGCTCTTCGATCTCGACTCAGCCTTCCTGGAGGTGTGGCATGACCGATCTCGCCAATCTCGAGATCCAAATCCGGGCCAAGGGCGTCGAAGAGGCGCGCCGCGCTCTCGGTGAGCTGGCCAAGGCAGCGGTCGAGGTCGAATCTGCGGTGGACGAGATGGGCCGCGGCACCCGCGAGGTGGGGCGTGCCACCGGCCAAGCCGAGCGGGCTGCTGATCGCCTGGGCCGCGAGCTCGACAATGCGGGCAAGAGCGCGCGAAAGACCGGCCAGGAGT